TTTGTAAACTGGAGATGTTATAACAGTTCTCTTTACTCCTGCAAGCTTTAATCTTTTGATTAACTCGTCAGGTATTATATCTCTACCTAACTTACTCTTTTGCCATTCTATATACTCATTTACGGCTGTTTGTACCTTAGCTTTTATTGAGTTAATATTGATTTCATCAGCTTTATTTATGTAATAATCAAATTCAACCTTGTAGTCTATTACATCTGGGCTTTTTATAGTAACCTTATCTGTCAAAGGTCTTATTTCGTCAGAGTTTACAACTTTTAAAACTTGGTTTCTCAACTCTTCAGAAGGAACTCCATCTTTTGTAAGTACGTAGATATCAACTTCACACGGCTTCGAACTTTTAACTGTTACATCTACTATTTCAGGAGAAGTGGATAATGTCCAGAACACATAAGCCCCTTCTGAACCTGCAACAGAAAAAGAGTCAGGTACTAATCTTAATCTTTCTCTATACACTTCGTCTTCTTCCAAGTCTGTACCGCCATTAGAAACAGTGATATTTTCTACTTTAGAAAAGTAAGGATATAAGTCAACCATTGTATTGATATGTCCAACAGGAATATTATTTCCTATTGTTCCTGGTGTTTTACATGTAGCAATACCATCTACATATAAGGTATTTTCTGCAATAGAATACTCTTCATTCGTCTCAAAATAAAGGTCATTATATCTGATTAAGCTCCCCTTTGGGATTACTATTTTCTTTTGCTTAGTAGATATGATAGAAAATCTAAAAGTAGCTTTAGCATATTGCTCTTCTAGTCTTAGCCCTCTATCTCCGTATCTATCTCCTAACAAATCTAGTCTATAATCCCTAGCATATTTTAAGTAATTTTGCTTCAGATTATCATTGTAGTTCTCTTCTCTCATAGCTATAAGATAAGCAACACTAGCAAAGATTAAGCCCTCGGGCGAGTGTTTAGAGATTTTTCTTCCACTTAACTCTTCAAACTTTTCCTGCATTTGCTGTCTCAGTTCTTCAGCATTAGCTTCGATAATTTCATAAGTATCGTCTATCATACAATCACCTCTATTTCTAACATTATTTCTAAGTCGTTATTTTCCAACTTTAAATCTAAATTTTTAAGCAGTGCCCTTGGTTCATACTTCTTTAAATTAGTCATTAGTAAGCCAATTAGTTTATTCTTAATGACAGGAATGTTTTTATCTACCATGTCACTATCTAAAGAAAATTCTCTCATTAGAGGTTGTTCTTCCTTTGTAACTCTTAGTATCATATGTACATTTCTTACTACATCTTCTATCTCATTTTGTGGGTTATAGTTTATTTCATCTTTAGAATTTATCAAATATATCATAACTTAAACACCTTCTTTTGTAGATTTTTTACAGTGTCCTCATACTCAACCCCAAGAATAGTCTTAGCTGTTTGCCTGTACTCTATCTTTTTTTGATACTGTAAAGGGTCATCTACATACTCCAATAGAGTTATATCCAAATTGATATAATCAAACTCTCCTGTTGCAGCATTGAAATGTGATAGTGTTTCGTCTATCCCAGTTATTAGAAATGGAAACTCTCCAATGACGTGATATCCTAGTATCAATGGAGCATATCTTCCTAACTCCATGAAATCTTTTAGCATCTGTAAATGTAGACTAGGAGCTTTTGTAAGTCCCGCTATTAACTCTATTGATAAACTAACTTCCATAAGTTCTCTACCTTGTTGTCTTACTTTACCAATCCCATAAATAGGCTCATGTTGAGTTATTTTAGCCTTTCTACTTCTTGATAATTCTTTCTTTAAAGAAAATACATTTAAGTCGCTAGCATAAAAAATTATGTCTCCTAAACTTCCTATCATGATGGACCTCCTGTCTTACTATTTCCAGGCTGTATTCCTGAGTGAGTATGCTCATTAAGATTAATATTTCCTAATTTAGCAGTACCTTTTGTATCAGTATTAGATTTAAAAGTAGTATCTCCATCAACTGTTAGTGTCTTTTTAAGCTCCACATCTGCGGTAATAACTACTTTTGTGACAGGGGACAATGTCAAAACTCCATCTTTATAAGAATAGAATCCTCCATCTGAGAATGTCCTTTTTACTTCTCCTTCTGAAATTTCAGAAGGCCTCATAGGACAGCCTAAGATGTAACCTTGTTCCATCATATCAGGCAATGACAGGACTATAACCGTTTGACCCTTCTCAAGATGATAGTTATCCGAATGTGACTCAGAGAATGGGACCAGAATATTTAACCAATCTGAGATTTTATTATCCCTATCAGGAAATATAACTCTTGCTTTACCATTAGCTATGTCTATATCATTTACTTCCCCTTGCTTCAAGATATCCTGCATTCTTACTCACCGCCTTTTTATTTGCTTTTCTTTTTTCTCTTTCATTTTTTCTAGCTTTTTTCCTATTTTCTTTCTCTGCCTTATCTCTTTTAGCTTTATCTATTGCTTTTGCTCTCTCTTCTGCATTTTGTCTAGCACCAACTTTAAAAGCTTCTATATCACAAGTGTAGTCTCCATCGATATTGTGAGTAACTTTATCAATTACATATCGTCCAGCAAATCTACCAAAACTGTCATCTAGTTCTATAATACAACCAGCACAGTATTTAACATCTCCATCAACCGTTAAGTTTATAGAGTATTCTTGCTTTAAACTGTCCTTTAAAGTTTTCTCGGCCACTTTCTTAGCTTGAGATTTTCCTTTAGTTTTAATCTTTTTTGTCTTAGCTTTTTTAACTCTTTTTTTAGTTTTTGTTTTATCTGCTTTCTCTTTAAAAGCTATATATCCTCCATCATCAAGCATGTTTTACCTCATTTCTTTTCTCAAGTTCTTCTTTAGTAATTGTCTCTACAATGTGTTTCTTCTTATCTGCATCATAATAACTAACCTCGACTTTATCATAAACTCCTTGATTCTTTTTCTTTAGAGTAAAGTTTCTAATGCGAGGGTCTTTTATACTAAAAATATCGATATTATCATTATCAATTAAGACATCATCATTAAAGACTATTAGCTTATCATCAGTAACTTTCAAACTTAGAGCTGTTTCAGATAGAATTCTTTTTAAAAATCCTAAGTCTGTTTCTCTGTCCTGATCTAATCTATCAAAGAAGGCATTATCACAATGTAGCTCATAACTTAATTCGTGTTTAGTTGCTATTTTAGATAGAAGTTCTGATAGAGTTATTTTCTCCCATGCAACACTGTTAACCTGCTCTCTAATAGTTTGGTCAAGAGGTAATGCCAGGCATTTGAGAGAAAGTCTTTGATTATTAAAAGTAGGCTCATCAACGTAGAAAATTCCAAGGTCTAAGAACTTAGATATCCCATTTTCATTTTGCTGGATCCCTATTAAGAGTCTTGAATTTTCATCAGGATACCATTCATTAAGCCATCTATAATCTAAGTTTTCCAGGTCTAACTCTAAGTCATCTACCGCATTTTTTGAGTTATCTGTGTAAGTCATAGAAGAGATACTGGGCTGTATTTCTTCAGTTATATCTACTCCTTCATAGAAAACTAATATCTTTATATTTCTTGCTATCCCATTTCAATCGACCCTCCTTTTTTGTAATAAAAAAAGAGCAGCTTTTATACTGCTCTTAGTGTTTATTAATTAGTTAATCCCATTTTGTTTAATTTCATTAATTTTTCTTCTATTTCTGCTTTTTCTTTTAACAAGTTTGCTTTTATTCTTGTTGCTTCAGCTATCAAATGTTCAAACTCATCATTTGCTTTACCTTTATATTCAATCAAATTATTAGTTTTAAAATAATTATCTATGAAATCTTTATATTTTTCATATACTCCATATTTCTTACATAAAGATATTACCATTTCTTTGTATAAAACAGAAATTGCAGAAATATTTGTATAATTTTTATCCGAATTTTCCTTCTTGTATTCTTGTAAATTCATATGCCTTAAATTTATTTTTTCATTTCTACTATACCAATGAATAGTTGCATCTGTTATATTAGTTAGTTTAGCTAAATCTTGAACCTCTATAACAGGAACACCTTTCCAAGTAGTAGGTTTAATTTCTTGAACTTGAAATGGCAGTTTCTTCTGTTCCTTATTTTCTAATCCTTGATTTTCTAACTTTTCTAAGACATGTATAACTGCCCTTCTGACAAACTTACTTTCTCTTACTAAAACTTGTCTTGCTTGAGATAAAGTTAAGATAAACATTGGTTGATTTCTACCATATCTATCCTTATAAGACATTGGCAAAATTTTTTGCCGATCTATTTCTTCTGAAAATTCATCTCGAATTATATCTAGTAAACTTTTATGAAGAAGTTCTTTTTTAATTCCTTCTTCTTTTCTAAACTTATTTATTTCAGTCAGTAGTTCCAAACTTGTTATTTCATTTTTTGTAATCAAATTATTTGCCATTTTTATTCACCTTACCTCTTTTCTTTTGATATTTCATACCTTGACCAAATCCAAACATAAATGCAGCTCCTATCATTTCAAAAATTCCTTTTGAATTATCTCTAATATCATTTAATTGGTCAAATGTCATATCATAATAAGTTGTTAAGTGTTTTCTACTTTCTTTGATTACCTTTTCCATATTTGCATACATAAAAAATACCTCCATTCAAAATTATAATTGATAGAAGTACTCCCTTATGATATAATAGATTTCATAAGAGGGTAACTTCTTGTGTATTAGAGATTGAACGCTTTGGTCGGTGGTGCAATCTCTAATTTTTTTTGTTTCCTATTATTTCTTGATAAACCTTCTCAATTCCTAATCTAATAACTTCTGATTTTGTGATATTTTTTTCCTTAGCACAAAATTCTAACTTTTCTACCTCCTCTTCTGACATTCTAATTCTAGTTTGAATATTTTTAGGATTAATTGTAGGTCTACCCATTTTCTTTTTTGTAGCTTCCATTTCTACACCTCCTAACTTTTGGCTACACAAATATAATAATATATGTTTACACAAAAGTCAAGAGAAATTTTTTATTTCATAATTTCTTTCATTTTTTGATTATATTCTTTGATATTTATAGATTTATAGAATTTAAAACATTCAACTAAATATTCAGAGGTTGTATAAAAAGAATCTTTCAAAGGAAATAAACCTAATTTTTCAACTTCATCTTTATCAATTTTTAATTGTTCTTTAATATTCTTATTCAAATCAAAGAAATATGCTTCTTTTTTCATAAGTAAAATAACGGTGTTACTTCCAGTATATTTTTTTATATCCTCAAAAGTCTTTGCTGTTGTTTCACCTAGTTTTAAGTGTAAACTGGTATCAAAACATATTTTTGATATTTTTTCACCTATTTTAGCCTTAGCAAAATCATCATAGAAATCAGCTATATCACTTGATTTTAACATTTCCTGCAATTCTTTGAAATCTTCTTCTGAATAATCAACAACATTAGTGATGTCTCCTTCAAGTAAAGCGAATCTATGCTTACAATATTGTCCTTTTTTCCCAGCAGGACACGTACAAGCACTATGTAAATCATAGTCATCTACTTTCCAAAATGTACATCTGTAAGGTTCTTTTCCTGAGCCTTGAACTAAAAATTTAATCATTTTTTCCATAAAAACTCCTCCTTAACTTTTATGAGGTTTTGTTTTCTTCCCTCTCTTATATTGTATATTAAGTAACGATAAAAGTTAAGATGAATTTTATAAAAGAAAAAGGAAGTTTAAAACTTCCCTTAAATAGTTCCTTCTACTTTTTTTACCTTTTCCAAGGTGGTAATTTAGATGTTTCTACTGCACTTGCGATAGGTGTAATTTCAGGTACTATAATAGGTATATTAGAATCGAAAACAGCGATAGATAATAGATTAAGATTAGCTCTCATAAGTTGATGGAAATACTGTTCTGAGCCGTATAATTTATAACTTATCAAGTCCCAAGTATCTCCACTCACTGTTTTATAGACTTTTACTTTTTTCATACTATCGCCGTCCTTCTTTTCTTATTTTGCATTTCTTCAATTACTCTTTTAACTGCTCTAGCAATATCTGTATCACTTCCAGAACCACCGTTAATATTGATAGTTATAGTATCTCCACCAACCACAGTTTTTGAATCATTTGAAATACTTCTAATTCTATCTTTTAAAGATGATACTCTTGAAGACAAAGAGCTTCTAGTTTGTGAATTGTTAAGAATTCTAGCTCCACGAGGTAAATTAGCCATAGCAGGAGAATTTACTAAAAAAGAGCTATTATTCATTTCTACAAGTTCAGCACCTCTCTCAGCAAGAGTTGTAAGTCCGCCACCAAAGTAGTTAGTACCTGAGTAGTTTTGGGCTACTTCTCCATCTCCTTTAAACCAGTTAAAAGGATTTAATTTAGAACCAAAGTTTTTAAGGCTTTCCCATTTCTTATTTATCCAGTCAAAGAATCCACTAAAAGCTTCTTTAATCTTGTCTATGATAGCAGTAGCACTATTCTTTAGTCCATTCCATGCATTAGATCCTATTTCAAGTAAAGCATTGAATTTATCTTTTATCCATTGCCATGTATTAGTGAAAGCATTTTTTATAGCCTTCCATACAGCATTTACTCCATTTCTGAACCATTCACATTTTTGATATAATACTACAAAAATACCTATAAATGGTATAAATAGAGCCTTATACTCTTTAATCTTAGCCCATACTTTAGCTCCTAACTCCATTAATGCGTGAAATTTATTTTTTATCCAAGTCCAAGTAGCTTTAAACCCTTCTTTTATAGCTTTCCAAGCTTTATCTACTCCCTTTCTAAACCATTCACACTTCTTATAAAGTAGGACAAAAATGGCTATAACAGCAACGATAGCAGCAATTATAAGTCCTACTGGGTTTGCTGTGAAAGCAACCTTTAGAGCTAACCCAACTGCTTTAATTATTCCAATAAATTTTCCACCTAAAAAAGTTCCAATCTTTACGAAAGTTCCAAAGACTTTTGATGCCAAAGGGAACATTTTCTTTAATGCAAAGAATACCCCTCCTTTGCTCTTGAAAGCACCAAACTTATATAACCAACCTACACCTTTTGCAAATGGCCCTAATAACAGTTTGTTAGCAACCCCCATTCCTAAATTCATTGCAGCGAATCCAGCAACTAATTTGACTATGAAAGCCACTAGCTTAGGATTTTCTTTTATAAAATTAGCTATCTTTCCAGCGAATTCTTTTAAAGTATTTAGAGTTTCTTTAAGCTCAGGAGCTATGCTCTTTCCAATGTCAGCAAGAGCATTAAAAGCATTGTTCCTAAATATTTTCAATTGATTAGTTAAAGTGTTTAATCTGTCTTCATACTCTCCATTAACCTTTTCATTTTCTGATACAGCTTGTTTCGCTTTATCTAATTTCTCCTTAACTCCATCTAAATTTTCCGATAACACTGATAATCCGTTGATTACAGATTTATCACTTCCAAAGATATCACTGATTAACGCTGACTTGTCTGCGACATTAGAATTCTTAATCTTTTCTAGTACTTTTAAGATAGTACCTTCAGCATTTTCAGCCATTTCTTTGTTTATAGTTCCAGGGTCAAATCCTAGACGTTGCAATGCAGCAGCTTTGTTCTTAGTGTTAGCCCCTTGAGAAAGTTCAGAATACAATTTACCTAATACAGTACTTGTTTGCTCTGCACTTACGTTAGCTGATATAAGAGATGTAGCGAATGCCATGTTAGATTCTTTAGATAAGTTTATAGACTTAGCAAATCCACCTGTTCTCGCTGAGACATCTGCTAGTTGTGCTGCTGTAACAGAATAGTTATTAGACAGCATATTAAGCGTATCCATGTATGAGAAAAGCTCATCTTTAGATAAATTTAACTGCTCTTTTGTTTTGGCCAAGAAAGTCCCTGCCTCATCTGTAGAAATATCAAATGCTACTTTCATTTTTCCAGCCATATCCGAATAAGCTACTATGTCTTCTCCTGCTATACCTGACTGTGCTAAACTTCCTGCTATTTCATTAATTTCTATTTGTGATAGAGGACCATTTTTAGATAATTCAGCTAAATCATCATAGTATTTTTCAGCTTCTTTACCTAGAATTTTTCTTAAATCTGCTTGAGACTCTTCTACATCCATATAGAATTTAATTGGAACAGCTAATGCAGCTCCTGTTGTAGCACCTCTCCTAAGTTGCTCACTTCCTTTTTTAGAGAATGCATCTCCCATGTCTGAAATAGCTTGAGCTTTACTTAGATCCTTTTTCAACTTCTCTTGCTTCTTTAGTTCTTCATTAATTTCTTTTAACTTTTTCTTATAACCTTCTAGCTTAATTCCTTCGTTTTCTAAAGCACTTCTTGCCGCTTCAAAGACATGCTTTTGTCTTTCTTTTTGCTTATTCAATTTGTCTACTTGCTTTTCTGCATTCTTAACTTGCTCTTTAAATTCTGTTGTAACATTATTAGATTTAGCATATGCTTTTCTAAGCTGTTCCAAATTCTTTGCTGCTTTGTTATACTCAGCATTAGCATTTTTGTATGCCTCAGCAACTTTATCTAAGCCTTCTAACTTCTTTTGTGTTTTTACTAAATCTTCTGTAGAATCTTTTACTTCATTTAAAGATTTAGCTGCTTTAGATAATATAGCCATTGTTTCGTTTGCTCCTGCAACCCCCATTTGCCAAATTAAGCTCATGTCCTTAGCCATCTACTCCACCTCCTTAGTCATCTTTATTTTGTCTTTCTTCCTCTTCTTCTACAAACTTATTTGCTCTAGCTATCCAGTAGTCAAGTTCATATAAGCTACAATCCAACATAGAATCGTAGCTTACATTAACTTTAAAATAATTGAGAACTCTTAAAAGCTCTGTTATCATATCTAGATAGATTAAGCACCAGTTTCCTCTGTTACTTCCTCTGTAGTATCCTTCTGAGCCTCTTTGTCTTCCCAACCTTGACTCAAAAAACGCTTTACCCCGTTCACCACTTTCAAGTAGTCTATAGATATAAGATTAAGTAAATCTCCATACTTAACTCCAATTGATTTAGCTGCTACAGTTATAGCCCAAGAGTCTTCTAGTTCTTTTACAGCTCCAGCTTCTTTATTTCTTGCTTTGAACTCTTTTTCACATTGCATGAAATCTCTTCCTGTCATTTCTTCAATATTTATGTCTAGTTCATCGAATTCTTTTCCACCGAAATTATAAGTTTTTGATAACTTTACTTTCATTTAAGTCCTCCTTAGTTTAATCCTAAATATTTTCTAACCGCTTGGTTAGCAAGTCCATGAATTACATTTACATTGTTAAGTACATCTATTTCTATAACTGTTTTTCCACCAATCTCAAGTTTGAAATATGTTACTGATAAATCGATAGATGTTTCTAATTTTCCACTAGGCTTCATTTTTAGCCCGTCCATTTTCTTAATTAAACCTTTGAAAGTCGCATCTATGCCATAAACATCTGCACTGTGTGTTTCTCTATTCATAGCTTGAGCTGCACCTTTACATTCAATCAAAATAGATTTTTCATTGTTGATTTCTAGTACTGACTCGTCAACACAATCCATTTTAATTTTAGCTTCTAATTTCTTAAAGTGTCCCATTAAAGGCACTTCTAATTCAGCAGTCAATCCCATTTGCTCAGAAGTAACTGTATCATACTCAATGTTAGGCAATTCAACTTCTGATATTCCAGCAAGGTTATTTGAACCATTGAAATACGTTTCAGCATCTATAAGAGCATTAGGTATTTGTTTTCTTCCCATCTTTTTCCCTCCTTATTAAGCTGTTAAGCTTTCAGCAAATTTTTGTAATGCATCAACATCATAAACTTTCTTGAATGTTATAGATTTTGCTCCTGGTATTATTCCAAGTTCTATAGTCCAAGTAATATCTCCATTTATGATATCTATTAAGCTATTATCTTCTGCATAGAAATTAACTTTAGCAGATAATAGCTGGTCTGCAGCAACGAGAGCATTTAATCTAATATTCATAGACTTCTTCATTGTTTCAGCCATTTTTAAACTGAACTTTTTATCCACATTATTAAAATATGATATAACTAATTCATTTCCAATGTATTTAAACATTCTACGACCATAAATGTACTTGTCTTTTGGGTCTGTTGCTAAAGGATTCTTAGCTGTTTCAGAACCCCAACATCTCCAACCTTTAAAGTTTATAGCTGTAACAACTCCATTCTTATTTAAGAAATTGGCTTGTTGTTCCTTGTCTAATCTAACTTCTTCATATTTTCCACTTGCATTTTTCCATACAAATGCATCCATTTTATATGAATAATTAGATGGTCCCTGACTTGGAACACCATTGTTTTCTCCATCAACTTTCATAGATAAAGCTGCATAGTGTATAGATTGATAGTAAACTTCTCCTGCAAGTTTTATTTTTCCATATAACAATACTTGGTCATTGCTTAAAACATTGTTAGTTTCTTTCCATTCAACCAATTCATTATATTTTTTATCCTCTGGAGCATTTATCAATGCTATAGCTTCAAACATTCCGCCATTAAGTGTTTTAGCTTTAGTTTCCATGATAGCTGCAACATCACTTTCATGTGAAAAATCTGGAACATCTATAAAAGCAGGTAATTCACTATATTTCAAGAAAATTTCGTTTGCTAATTCTAGCCCTGTTCTTTTCATTGTTGTACTATCAAATCCACCGATAGCTTCTGTTTTTGTAACTTTAGATAAGTCTACTTCTTCGTATTCTATATCTACATTATTTCCAGCTACAGCTGCATAAATTTCTAATCCTTCAGCTGTGTAAACAGTTCTTGCATCAGATATAACTTGTTTACCTGTTGCATTTTTAACTACTACAGATTCTGGAATTACCTTGTGACTTGGTATTAGCACTTTTCCTTTTTCAAGTGCTTTATTAGCAAGTGTTTTCTTTTCTGATTTATGTGTAGTTAAATCTAAGATATTAACTATATAAAGTGGAGCAACCGCATACAACTCAAAGAAAACCTTGATAGCTTGAGATATAGAGAAATCTAAATCATAAGTATCTCCAAAGTACTGGATAGCTTCTTGATATGTCCCTATTCTCACTACTTCATTGACTTTTCTGTTTTCTGCTTTAACTTTATGAATCGGTGCTGTTCCAACTATAAAATGCCCATAATCTAAAACCACAGGTAATTGAAAGGCTGTAGCCCCTTCTTGTTGGTATGTACCATGTTTATACATTTCTACCTCCTATTATTTCATCTACTATTGAATTAAAATATTGATAGTCCTTATTGATTTTTGGATAATCTTCTACAGGAATTAATAATCTCCCAAGTAGTGGATATTTTTCAATAAGTTTCTCAATTTCTTCTCCAAAATATACAGTCCCTCTAACAAAGAGAAACTCAGGTAAATCTAGCTTTTTACCTACATAAATATATGTTTTCATTGTTATCCCCTTCCAAGTAGTTTTGCTATTTTTCTCTCAACTACTTCTGATGTGTCAGGTACCCCAAATACTCTAAATCTACAAACAGAATAAAAATAAGGCTCTGCTTCTGCTGTAAAGTACTCTATCGAAAATGGGTACGATTGATCCACAGCAAATTTTCCATCTACTGTACTTTCATTTAAAAACTCCTTTTTCAAGTAATCTCCAATAGACAAGTTACTTAGGTAATCTTTCTCATCTTCCATTTTAGTGCCTATCCACACTTCTAAATCTACTGGTACATCATAGTTATCGATTCCATTTCTTGTCTGCTCAAACTTAGTAACCCTTAAAATAGCAAAAGGAAAGAGGTCTTTCTCGCTCTTTCCTTCTTCTCTATCTTCATGATTAATTTCTGGTAACAATCCATGATATACTGTAACTTTCTTATCTTTCAATTTCTCTACTAAGAAGTCAAATATCAGCTTCTCTACTTCAATTATCATATCCCTATCACCCTGTTTATTTCATGCTCTAATCTCATTCTGAATTTTTCGTCAGCATAGCCTTGTAGATATTCTAAAATAGATAAATTACCAAGCATTTGAGGTGCTGAAACTGACATTAGCCTTTTAATAGTCTCTCTTTTTCTACCATTTTTTGTAATGAATTTACCAGTTCTTTCAAAAGCTCCTAGATGCCCACTTTTATATGCTATAAAAGCGTTTGGTAAAGATTTATACCCACCTTTTTTTACAGCTGCTTGAACTATTTTTCCTTTTGTTCTAATCTTAGGATTTAACTTAAAATGGTCTAAACCTATAACTCTACCACTACTTATGATAGAGCCTGTCAAATTACTTTTATTAGTTTTAAAGATATTAACACTACTAAGCAACTTACTTTTCTGAGCAAAATAAGACTCCGTTGTCTTTCTAATTTGCTCTGTTTTTACCATCTCAAGTGAACGATTAATAGCCCTTGAAATGCAACTTGGTAACTCACTCTCGTATTTTCCAAGAGTATTGATAACTTCATTTATTCCTGTAGCTTCAACTTTAACTCCTATCATTTTTCATCATACCTCGTTAAGTCTATTTCCAATAGACCCATGTCTTCCTTAGCTTCTTCTACTAAATATCTAACGCCATCTACTAAGATTTTTTCTCCAGAGTGAGGCGGGTATTTAAAGAAAGATTTTTCTATAAATAGAGTCATTCCTTCAA